CTTTGACGATACTGGTTTGTAACAGCTTCAGCTTCCTTTATTTTAGGATGGTTCTGAATTGCTCTGTTTACAGCCTCATTAGGGTCTGTAAAGAAGTCTATTTCTTCGTCTTCTTGTTTTGGTGCTTGTTCCGGTGTGAGTTGTGTCTGGATATAAGAGTCTACAACTTTTCTCAATTCACCTACTTCAGAACTCTGACGACCTAGTAGCTTCTCAGCTTCTTGGTGCATCTGCGCTAGTTCCGATACAGATTTGTTTTGATACTTATCTGGAAGCTCAGGTTCCTGTTGTTCAGGAGTTGCCTGTTCTTCTGCTGGGGCTTCAAACTGACTTAACTGTTCTTCTACCTGTTGTTCTTCTTGCTCTTGACGCTCAACGTCTATAATCTTAGCCATTATTAACTCCGTACCTTAGTATTATGGAGAACTTTATTATAACGGAGGGGTTAACTAATACCTTGTTTCCGTTCGTATGCGATCTGTTTCACTCTGCGTTTAGCCCACTTATCATATGCATCAGGGAAGTCTCCACTAATACCTTCTAAGTTAGACCTTACAGGTGAAATAATACGCTTTGCGTCCAAGCCACAGCTGCACCTAGAAGTTGTGACATCGGACTTTACTAAATCTTCAAACTTCTGCCCACAAGGACATCTGAAATCAAACAGCCTCATCTTCAGGCTCTCCTTCAAGAGCTTGCTGATGTGAACTATCAATCTGTGTTTCAAGATTAAAGAGTGTACCTAGGATAGCCAATTGACCTTTACGGAAGTAAAGATTATTACCATCTTCAGTAAACTCTACTGAGTTGATTTGTTCAACATTACCTCTTAAATCTGAGATTAGCTGTTTCCAGCCTTCCGATCTAAACATAGCGAAGTAATTATCAAAATATGTTTCTAACTCTTTATTCATTGTATTTTACCTTTAGTTAAAGAATACGAGATGTACTTAAAGTACCTATACATTATATCATACTTTTATGTAAATGTCAAGAGTTATTTTAATTATTTTACCAGTGAGTACATTAAGGCAAAGAAAGCTGCTGGCACTACTAACAAAGCAATAAGTATAATAACTCCTGCTTCTTTTAGTTGCCTAAGTTTATCTTTCTTATTCTTAATAACTTGGTTTATTTCTTTCTGTCTAGCAACTCTAGCGTCAGCCATAGCTTGCATAGCGTTAGCCCACAGATGCCCATTGCCTGAGATAATAAATATATCTTTAACTTCAGCTAGGGTATCTGCGATTTGCTTTTGTGCAAGCTGGTGCTGTATGGCATCAGAAGCAGACAGAGCCTGAGTATTTTTAATTTTCTGTAGATCATGCTGTGCCTCCCCTAGAGAACCAAGGAAGGAACTAATCTGCTGTATATCTGAGGTAGCTCCTGCTACTCTGTTTAGTGCTGAAGTAGCAGCGTTTACCGTACTAACAATAGCTGCTAATTCAAGTACCATTATCGGCCCCTAGAAGAACCTGAAGGTTTTCTTTTACTCATAGCCTTCTGCTGTTTAGTTTGCTTCTTAGCTGGTCTACCTACTTTAGATCCGTATGTACCTTTACCGTATGGCATTTACTTTCTCCTTGACTTAGCACCGGAACACTTCCAACGCTTTCTTGATAAATTGTTTGGTGTATTAGGGTCATTCTGCTTTGCTTTAGGCAGACGTTTCTTAATACCTAAACTACGAGCACAGTAACTATCACCTTTGCTAGTTCCCGGCTTTACTCTGGGACCACCTCCTTTAGCTGGGCCAGCTTGCCCATAACTTACTTTTTTACCACTAGAAGTAATTTTTACTTTAGCTTTACCTTTCCTAGCCCTTGTTCCTCCAGATGCCCTAGCCATTATGCGGCCTTCTTAGAAGCCTTTGGAGTCTTCTGTTTCTCTGTAGCACAGTTGCAGGCTTTTATTTCTTTAATAGTTTTCTCTAGTTCTTCAAACTTAGCGTTTACTTGCTCTACGATTTCAGAAAGTTCATTTCTAGTTACTACCATTAGTAGGTACTCCTTGTAGTTGCAACGGTACTTGTTGCGGTGGTTGCTGTTGCTGTGTAGGCTGTTGTGTAGGAGTCTTTAAGTCAATCTCCTTTTCCTTCAGCATAGTTTGAGCTATCTTCATCCTACGCTCAAACTCTTTATCGTCCTGATCCCCTGCTTTAAGGTTAGCTGTGATAGCCTTAATCTTGTCTATCTCAAGCTCCTGTGGCAGTAGCTGTGTTTCTATAGCAATCTTCTGTGCTCTTGACTGTGACTCCTGTGCTTGCCCTGACAAAGCATCTGTCTGTGACTGCTGGAAGGCCATCTGTGCCTGTGCTGCCTGTTGTTGCATTTGCTGTTGCTCAGGTGTAGGCTGTGAAGCTTGCTCTGCTTGTTGCATCTTAGCAATCAGTTCTTCACGGTTGGACAGGTTCATGTTGTCAATAATAGATTGCAACAATGTGTTGTACACTGGAGACTCTTGAGGCATAGTTTGTAGTAGCTGTACAAGCTGTGTTACTTCGTACTCACGGGCAATAATACCTAGAGTAGATGTAGTGTTAAACTTGTAGTCCTTTACAGGGTAGTTCTCTGGGTCAAACTGCATATATCTATAAGCAGCCTTCTGTACAAAAGGAATCAAGAAGGACTGTTGGAAGTTAATCAATGTGCGCTTGTGACGCTTAATGATTGCACCTAGAGACATACTAATACCAGCGGCAGTAGAGTCACCATTGATACTACCTGCAATACCAGCGGAGTCTATAGCACCTGTAGCAGTCTGTACCATCTTCTGTAGCTCTGCTGCCTGTGCAAAGGTAATCTGATTTACTTGACCAAAGTTAAATGGGAACAAGGCAGTTCTAGGGTCACCGTTGGTTAGTAGTATCTTGCCTGGTCTAACTTCCGGTCTGGAGCCTCTAGGAAGCCTTGTAGCGTCCATACCCATCATAGGGTGTACTGTTAGTGCTAGTGCGTCAATGCGTGCTCTAAGCTCAGTATCAAGTGCTTTCTGGCTGTTGTAACCTTTCTCACATACACCACGGCCCCAAAACTTACTAGGTACTACATCCCAAGGGAATGCAACAATAGGTCTGTCTTGCATCATGTATGGGTTTTCTTCAGCTTTTAGTAGAATGCTTCCATTAGCGACAACAACGATAGCTTCCACAAAGTACTCGTCTTCATTATCTTCTTCATCATCACCTTCTACTTCAATGTCAGCTATATCTTCGTCTTCAGCAAGCAATGCTTCCTGCTCACCTATCTTTAGCAAGTAGCGTGGTACTAAACCATAGTACTTAGTTAGGCGTACCTTGTCTTCATCAAAGGACGTAAGGTCTTGGTCTGGCTCTAGGTCATAGTCACTTGCTGCTTGACCTACATAAATATCTCTGTATACACCTTGTTCCTGCAATTGCTGGACTTGGTGACGGGGTACAAACTCATCTACAGCCACACCTAGAGCATCGTCAATGGAGGTAGCTACAGGGTCTATAAGGAAGTTCTGAGGCATTACAGGGCGTAGTTTAGTAACTGTACGGTCAGTAATGTTTACACCTACAGCTTGTAATTCTCCACCCATAACAGGCTGAGTAGCTGGAGCCATTTCTTTTACGTCCTCAAGTATTATTTCACCAATACCTGTACCAAACACTGCACTGTTAATAAGACATTCACCTACACTCTTGCGTAAACCTACTTTTTCAAAGTCTTCATGCAGCTTTTGACGTAGATATACAATATCTTGGTTTTCTGGGTCTGCTATATCGTCAGTAATATCAAAGTATTTACCACGACCAAAGGTAGCTTCCTCTATTTCAGCTACACTAGACTCTACAGCTTGCTGTGTAGCAGGGCTAATGATCCTAGACCTCTCACTTTTACGCATAGAGTCCTCTGAAGCCCATATTCCACGCCATAGACGGTAGAATTCTTCAAACCGTTCTGAATAATTAGCCTCATAGTGGTCACGCCAAGAGTCACACTTAGCCATTACCCAGTTTTCTAGGTGTTCCTCGGTCATTAGAGTGTCATTATCACCGTAGTCCATTATTTTTTACCTTTTTTGGCTGTCTTGGCTGCTTTTTTGAACTGTGCGGCTGTAGGAGCACCTTTACTACCGGCTTTACGCATCTTTTCACCAGAACCCGCTGCAATACGTTTACGTTTAGCATTTATATTACTGTATAGACCTTGTTTAGCCATGTTACTTTCCTATTTTCTTCTGAGCAATCTTGTGTGCTTGTGTGAAAGTCTTACCTGCTTTCATGTTTTTTCTCATTTCAGTCATATGCTTAGTACTGTGGTGAGAAGAATGTTTTTTTAACATTTCTTTTTGTTTTGTAGTTATAGTTTTCATTAGTAACCCGTTACTGTGTCTAATATTTCAAGATCATTAATTTCAAAGTCATATGAGTAGGCTACTTTAGCCAATTGATCTATGTATGCTACTGAGTCCACTAGGTCATCATGTGTCAAAGGGTCTGGAAACTGAAATAACTGGTCCATAAACCTAGTGTTCCACTCACCTTTGCTTAATGTAATCTGACCATTCTCAAATCTACCCTGTAAAGCCCACATAATCCTGTCAGTCTTCTTCCTGTTACCATGTGTAAGCTGCTCTACAACAAAGAATCTACCATGTTGTTTCATCAGGTCAGTCAATGGTGACATTACAGCTTGCTGAGATATACCACGTTCAATACCTACACTAATGGGCCTGTAGTCTCTTACTGCTTGAAAAATCTTTCTAGCTGTTTCCCCTAAGTCCCACCTACCATAAATGATGTTTTCTATGTGCCATCCGTCCTCATTAACTTTAGCTATAGCTATGGATGATTCATCAAGTCTACTGTTCTTAGATCTTTTCTTGTTTACTTGCTCAAAGCCAGCTAAGTCAATGGCTATGTAGTAGTCACCAACGTCAGGAGTATCAGCAAACTTAACCCACTCCTCCTTAAACATCTCTGAGCCTCTGGCTTCAAAGGATGCCATAAACTCTTGACGGAAGGCATAGGATGACATTGACTTCTTAGCTAAATCTATTTCATCTGCGTCCAGTAGTTCATTGTCGTAGCTTGTAAAATGAAATGCTTTGTAGGACTCATCGTCCCCTAGCTCTGCGTATTTATACAACTCATAGAAGTGATTACGCCCCATAGGTGTACCAATAAACAGTGCNCCTCCTTTCTGGTCAGCTAGGGCAGGTCTAAGGATCTGCTCAAAGACCTCTGGCTTCATGTCTGCGTACTCATCCATCACTAGGTAGTACAGAGATACACCACGCATAGTCTCCGGTCTGTCTGCACCTTTCAATGATATAGTAGAGCCATTGATTAGTTTAATCTGCAAGTTGTTAATGTGAGCACTTACTATCACTTCCTGAGCTAACTCTAGGAGTGTTTGCCACATAATGTCTCTAGCCTGACCCTGTGTAGGGGCTACATAAAACACATTACCTTTAGTGGACTCTAAGGCTTTTACAATAAGTTTCCATGCAGCTAGTCTAGTCTTACCTGTACGTCTACCAGCAGCTATTACTAAAAATCTAGTATGGTCTACCCATGCTTGCTTCTGCCAGTCCAATAACTCAATGTTAAGACTTGTCATGTATTAACTTTCTTAACTGTTCCATCCTATCCTCATCCACAACTATTGTGTACTCAGTAGTAGACTCCTGTGGTTCAATATTACCATCCCAGTTAAGATCTTCCTGCTTGGCTAATGTTTCTTTGTATTCTTTGTTACCCATAAGTCCACATCACTGGTACGTCCGTAGGTCTAACGTCTACATGCACAAATCCATTAGCTACACCAATACCACTAAAGCCTAGCTCTATAGCCTTCTTAACTATAGTGTGNCTTTGTATACCTGATGATACAGCTATGTCCGCTGCTATGCCTTGAGCATGAGTTCCTGGTTTTATTTTACCTAATTCTATGGGGTGCTGTGGGGATCTATAGCCACTGGTGATTACAAAAGGAAAACCACAGGCTTCTCTTAGCTCATCTAAGGCTAGTATAAGCTCATCTTCTATTTCATTCTCACCTGTCACTTGACAAGCAAACTCATCTCTACTGAAATACTTATACATCTTCTATGATTTCTCCTTCAATCTCAGAGCCTACATTTGTTTCTACACTACTACCTAATCCAGATATAGTAATGTTAACTGAAGATCTACCACTGGCTGCATCTTTCTCAAAGTAACTTAATGGTAGTGTACGATCCATAACTAACTTCCATGCAGCAGCTTGATTCTTATGGTCATTGTCTAAGGCAGCATCAAAGATAGTCTCTAATACCCTACGAGACTTAGGGGAAGCAAGCATTCTAGCTTTATACTCATTGATAATACTAGCATCACCTTTAGGCCTGCCAATGTTTTTCCTGTTACCTTTAGTACTTGAGACTACTTCAGACTTCTTAGGTCTG